AGCCCCGAGGGTTTACCTCGGAGCTTTGAACCTGTTCATCCTGCGGAGAGAACAGGATTCGAACCTGCGAACCGGTTTTGCCGGTTACACGCTTTCCAGACCTGCGACAAAAAGTTGCAAGTTACTGATTTTGAACACGTTGAAAAATCGCTGTTTCCGACTTGCGGTGTATTTGCGGTTTTTTCGGTTCCAAAGTTGCTGTTTGCCCTATTCTCTGCCATATATGTTCTACTATGCTATATAAAGTTAAAAATATGTAATAATTAGATTATCTTAGTCTAATCTAAAAATATTTTCGTACCTTTGCATTGTGCAATCACTAATAACAGTGCAAATGTACGGAATTTCCGTTGTTGTACCAAATTGAGAGCACAAAGTAGTCTATATATTAACGTTTTTAACACTAAGAGCAATGAAAAAGTCAATGAAAGAGTTGTGGCTTCTCTGGAAAAAGTCAGTCGCTTGGGATGAGAAAACCTTGAAGCAGAAGTTGATTAGTGCATGGTTCAGCCTGTCGTTCCCACTTGTGGCCATCGTAGGCGGATCTTGGTTAACAGTCATTGCCATCGTGAACCTTGTTGCCGCAGCGTATTTCACTGTCAAGTATGTACCTGTTAGCGAGTAAGGAGGACAGGCTATGAAAAATGAAAATGTGACTTCAACAATATTAAGGCCTAATCTGCATTTGGAGAAGGTTATGAAGAATACCGTATTAGCCAAGAGCGTCATTCTCATTGATGTCATGCTGAATGGTTCTTTCGTCTGCCAGATGATGATGCCATACTGCCCGCTGTTTTCTCTGAACTTCAAAGAGGTGAAGAAATTCGTTACAGACAAGAAACCGAGTCTCAGAGGTAAGAAGTTCAACATCGAGTTTTCAAGTGCTGCACCGCTTCTGAGGTCTGACACTAATATAGGATGGTGAGTTATGACTATCACTATTTTCGCTTTGTTCGTAGCATACACCCTGTGTTGTATTGCTGATGGTCCAGACGTAAAGCCCATTATCAAAAGACGTCTGAGTAAGTATCTTGAGGTGCAGGCAAATCGCCTGCATCCCATCCAGTACGTCCATCCTGTTATAAGGCAGCCCCGTGACTGCCGTCTGGAAGATGTCGTTAAATTCGGAGAGGATGAGGTTTTGAGTACAATGAGACGCAAGCACTGCTCAACAGAAATGGCTGTAAGGCTAATTACTGAGGATAGCAAAAGTTATCTGGCAAAATCCATTGCAAAGGCTCTGCTCGATGGTGGCTTCGTCGAGTTCAAGACTGACAGGGATTTTACAGGTGCATTTTATGTTAGGGCTATTTACTACGCTGCAAAATATTGAGACTATGAGAAAGTTATATCAGTTCTTGTTTAAGACGTTTGTCTCTCAGATATTCATCTGGAAGTTCTACACCATCAAGGAGTTCTTTCAGAATGGTGGATATATCTTCACTCTCATGCCCGGCTGTCAAGATGGCACGAATCTTGGGAACTATTGCAAGTACCTGTCCTATGAGGCTTTCGTAAAAGACTGGCCACATAACCACTGGCTTTGTGGTGAGCATTCAGAATATGTTATCTTTGGAGTAAAGGCAAAGTACGATAATGTTCCAGAGCATGGATTTGTCTGCAGGGTTCCAAAGAATGTTCCGAACTATCCGAATGTCGCACTGGCAATAATAGTTAGCGGAATCGTCATCGTTGCCTGTTCTTTGTTCTGTCTGTCCGCTATAGTAGGATTCACCTTCATAGGTGCTGTAGTAACTTGCATTGGTGCCCTGCTGTATCGCCAGAGTATTCGTTCACTAAAAGAAAAGTAGTAAGTATGCCAGACCTGTTTGATAAAGACCCTGCATTTGTCTACAGAGACAAGAAGGGCCGCTTCGCCACTCCAGAGAAAGCGATGACAGACAAGGCCATCGAGGAAAACAAGATGCTTCGTCTGCAGGTCGAGAAGTTCAGACGTGCCTACCTTGCAGCCGCCAGTATGTCATCGAAATACCATCGTGAGTTGGTTGAACTCAAAGATAGGGTCAAGAATCTACTGAAGGAAGGAGGTGCAGTATGATTACCTGTGACGAGCCAGTAGTGAACGCATCCAGTCGCTACAGTATCGGCCAGACCTGCTCCATCCTCAATATCACCAGAAAGACTTTGGCCAAGTACACCAAGGCAGGTCTTATCAAATGTGGCTATCGGCCACAGACATACCGCAAGTTCTATACAGGGCTTGACATCATGAAGTTCTGGAGGGCTGCGGTGTAGTTTTCTTTAAAGCCATTTACGATGCCCATTGCCTGTGAAGGTAGTGGGCATTTTTCTTGCCGTCCAACAAACGTCCAACCCTCAACCCCTTTAAATAAAGGCTTTCCGAAGGACTGCGATGATAAAAGCGTCCAGCAAACGTCCAGCAAACGTCCACAACTAAAGAATATATATATGGTATAGTTATTCCTTTCAGTCATAACTCTACCAAACAAACAAATATACGTGCGTGTGCGCGATTTACTTGAAGCGATAGTACCTGTAACTCTTACCAGACAGTCCGAATCCAACCTCATCAAGTTGCATGTAGTCGTTGCCGAAGGAAATGTAATACACCAATGTTCGAGTTTTCAGATATACATCGTCAACGGAGTACTGGCTTGTTCCGTTGATAGCCGATTTCTCATAGGCATACCTATATGAGCCATCTGTAAAGAACTGCAGGGTGTCGTGGTTCTCGACCTCCTTGTAATCTGTTGTTTGGATTGGTGCTGAATACCTGTTTACCCACTTTCCGATAACAGCCTGTCTGTTGTAGGCAGCTTTCTGTTCTGCCGGATTTGGTGCATCGTCACCGTCACCGCCTCCACAGGATGCAAGGCAAACAGCGGCCACCATGATTGTAAAAAGTCTCTTCATATACATCTATACATTAAAGAATAAAAAACGTCTCATACGGAATCTATGACGGAATCACGGAACATCTGGCCGTTGCCACACAACAGCCATTCAGCAGACACACCGTAGTCATGTACCAAGAAGGAAAGCCACTCTGGTTTAAGGAAGCGTTTCTCTGGCTCGCTGCGGAGTGTGCTAAAATTCCAGTAGTTGATGCCGTACCTGTCAGTGAAGGTTTTCATGCCTCGGATTCTTCGCTGCATCTGCAAAGTATCAAGTGCAAGGAAGAAGCGTTTTGTTATTGCCACGCCTTCTGGAGAAATCTTGATAATCATAGCGTATGGTATTTTCCGTTCACATAGAAGATGTGTGCTTGTCGGCAGTCTTTTCAAAAACGCCATTATCCATCATGATAGACAGCAGGCGTTCAAGGTTGCTTGCATCCCTATCATGAATCTCGATGAGTTTGTCTATCCTGTCGAGAAGCTGCGGAACCAGATCTTGTCCGTTGACAGCCGAAACAGGAACTTCTTTCAGCATTTCACCTTGGCCTGTCATGAGCCAGTCGGTGTTCAACTGAGGAAACCTCGCACTGATAGCGTTCAAGGATGATTTGCGCATCCTGGAGTTAGTCTTGTCAACGAATCCGTTTGCCAGACCCGCCTCACGCTCGAATACTGACTTGTCAAGGCCGATGTGGCCGAGAAAATCCATCAACCTACCTTTTACTGCGTCCATTGTTAAACAACATTAAATTTTAGTGCAATCTATGATAATCTAAGATTATTTTAGTACCTTTGCACCATCATTATTTATATAACAATGCAAAAGTACAAAAAGTTATTTGAATGGCAAACAAAATTGAAAGAAAACCGCAGAAAATGACCCTAAAGGGCTATTATCAGAATCTTCCAGATGCCACGCATCCGAAGACTGATTTCATCACTCGAATCATGAGTGAGTGCGGAGTATCGTTCACTACAGCCCGAAACTGGGTGATGGGTGTCACAAGGCCGGACAAAGAAGAGAATGTCCGCAAGTTGTCAGAAATGACAGGTATCAAGGCAGATGACTTATGGAAAAGTTAGAGTTCTACATCTACGAGAATGAGTTATGGTGCAAGTATGCTGATGGTCGTAACGAGCAGGTCACCGAAAGCGACACAGAACTGATTGGTGAAATGCTTGGACTGATTAAGGACCACTATCCTACAGCATACAAGGCTCTGGAGAAGGAGTACCAGAAAAGTGCCGCAAACCCTCGCTACTTCCAGTGGCTCATCGTTCGTAGGTTCTGTAAGTGTAACTTCGGCAAACTTGACACAACGAAACTCGATATGGAGGAATCTGACCGTCTCAACTTCGAGAAGGTGGAGTGCCCCCTGCGTGGAGAGTGTAAGTTTGAGGGAGTTATCTGCTTTCCCACTTTCAACACGAAGCTGTCTGAGGCAGAAATGCGTGTCATGCGGCTTGTGTATAATGGTGCCTCGAAAGAGGATATAGCCGAACAGTTGTATCTCTCTCCGAACACCGTCAAGAATCATATCAAATCGGTGTACTGTAAACTCGGCATCCATGAGAAAGCTGAGTTCATCCAGTATGCTAACAGAAATCATTTATTTAGTTAAGTTATATGTTTCACAATTTAAAGCACTAAGAGCAATGGGATTGATTAAGAAAAGTAACGAAATCGCTATTCAGCGTAATGTGAAGATGATGGTTTACGGACAGCCTGGTATGGGTAAGACTACCCTCGCACTGTCAGCTCCGAAACCGCTGTTGCTTGACTTCGACAATGGTGTCAAGCGTGTGAATAACTCTCACCTCGGAGAGGTCGGAATCGTCCAGATTACCAACTGGCAGGAGATAGTAACCCTTCTGACTACGGAGAAAGCAGATCTGGCTCCTTACGAGACCATCGTGGTTGACACCATCGGTAAGATGATGGACTTCATCATCGCCTACCGATGCGGAGGACGTAACCCCAGAGTACAGGATTGGGGTATGATTAACTCTGACTTCAAGTGGTTTGTTAACGCCCTGTCGGAACTCGGCAAGCACCTTATCTTCGTTGCACACCGGGACACACGAAAGGAAGGCGATGATACCGTATTCGTTCCTGCACTCCGAGAGAAGTCGTACAATGCCATCGTGACGGAACTTGACCTTCTGGGCTATCTGGAAATGAAGAATGAGAACGGCATCCAGAAGCGTTCCATCACCTTCGACCCGACCAGTCGCAACGATGGCAAGAACACCTGCCAGTTGGATGGTGTCATGTGGATAAACAATATCCTCGACAAGAACGGACAGCCGACAGCCCCGAACGACTTCATCCAGAAGCGTATCATTGACAAGTACCAGAACATGATACAGGTCAAGGAGAATGCGCAGGCCGAGTACAACAAGGCTCTGGCCGAGATTAAGGAGGCAGTGGAGTTGATTACCGATGCACAGGGAGCGAACCACTTCATCGAGCATATCAATGACTACAAGAATCTTGGAAACTCCGTCATCCTGTATGCAAGAGACCTGTTCTCTGCCAAGATGAAGAATCTGAAGTTGAAGTACAACAAGGAAACCAAGAAGTACGAGGATGCAGCCTAAGATTCAGTTTAAGTTCTACGCCACGCTGTTGGATGCGTATCAGAACTACATCGACAGCGACATCATCTGGGAGCGGTATTGGGGATTCTCTGAGAATCCTCCCCACTCTCCAGAGGAATTTAGAGAGGCGCAGTTCCAGGCGTTGATTGACAGAATCAATCGTGTCCCCTTCGACAGCGAGAGGGCAGACAGAGGAACGGCATTCAATGAAGTCATAGACTGCATGGTAAAGGGCGAGAACTCAGACAAGATTAAGGTACAGAGAGTGAAGAATGATGATGGAAAGATACTCGGTCTAAACGTTACCTATAACGAACGGACGTTCTACTTTCCCATCACTCTTTGCAGGGAGGTGGCCGACTACTACAAGGGAGCACTGGCGCAGCAGTTTGTTGAGGCTGTGTTGCCCACCATCTTCGGAAACGTCCTGCTGTACGGCTACATCGACTATGTGCTTCCCTTCTGCACTCATGACTTGAAAACAACAGGTAGTTACTCTGTTGGAAACTACAAGAACCACTGGCAACACCTTGTGTACCCCTATGCGTTATACCAGAACGGATGCAACGTCCCAGACTTTGAGTACAATGTGGTCGAGTTAGGAAAGACTTCCTACCAGACGTTCACTGAAAGTTACTCATACGTCCCAGAACGTGACGTTCCGAAGCTGACGCAGCACTGTGAGGACTTCATCAGATTCCTGCAGGATAATAAGAGTTTGATAACAGACAAGAAAATATTCGCATTGATATGAAAAAAGAAGAAAAGGATATCGTTCCGGTAGCGGAACTTCGAGCAGAGCAACTTGAACTGAAGGTCAGTGAAAAGACCATCGGTAGCCTCACCACCAACGCCAAAGAGATTCGTGACTTGGTAAAGGCCGCTCTCCCAAAGTATGACATCAGTAACTATTCGTCCGATGACATTGCCAAGGCAAAGGCAGACAAGGCCCTGCTGAACAAGGCTCAGAAAACCCTCAATGACAAGCGTGTCGCCTTTGAGAAGGAGTTTATGGCTCCCTTCGGAGAGTTCAAGGAGGTTGTTGCTGACACCTGCAAACTTATCAAGGATGCAGTAAGCAAGATTGATACTGTCATCAAGGAGGATGAGCAGCGTAGCAGGGATGAGAAGAAAGCCAGTATCGAGGCACTGCCAGAGATACAGGAGTTTGAGGCTCTTGGCCTCTCCATCCAGACCATCTGGAATGAGAAGTGGCTGAACAAGACCACATCGTTGAAGTCCATCAGTACAGAGATAGCAGAAAAGACCAAGGCCGTCAAGACGGATCTTGAAACGCTGAAATCCTTTGCCGAGGACTACGATGTTCTGGTTGTCCGCTATAAGGAGAGTTTGAATCTGAACGACACTGTAGCCTATGCCAACCGACTGAAAGCCCAGAGGGAGGCAACCAAGGCCGCAGAGACATCCAAGGAGGAAGCCACTGCCAACACTCCATCCGGGCAGACAAGCGAGGCTCCTGCAGGACAGCAAGAGGCTCAAACGGAAAGCACTGCACCATCCAACAGCAACGATGACGCAGAGGCAGACGCTATTGATGCTTTCGCAGACGCTATGGGTATAGAGGTCGAGGCTCCCAAACAGGAGCAGAAACCTGTTGTATATCCAAGGACGTATGAGATTAACGCTACAGATGAGCAGTTCAACGATATTGAGGCTTATCTGAGCCAGTTAGGAGTAAACTTCACTATTCAAGATTAAGACTATGCCAAACCAAGTAACAGGATTTATCCTACAGATTGGCCAGACCGTTTCCGTACCCACCCGGAACGGTCAGCCATTCCAGAAACGAGAACTGATTCTGGATGCGTCAAACTATGACCGTTTCACTGGTCGTAAGATTGAGAACTATCCTTCCATGGAGTTCACACAGAACAACTGTTCCAAGTTAGACAACTTCAAGGAAGGCGACCTCGTTACCGTATCTTTCGTGCTCTCTGGAGTAAAGTCAGAGAAAGACGGACAGGTTAACTACTTTACGCACGTCAAAGGCTATGACATCGTGCCATACCAGAGACAGAATGTAAATCAAGGCGCACAAGGAGGCCAAGCCTTTGCACCCTCACAACAGCCCGCCCAAGGACATAAAATGTCTCAGCAAGGCCAAAACACGGCTCAAACGGCTGCATCTGTAGCACCTGCACAACAGCCCTTCCCCCCTGCTGTTGATGAGAACGGAAACCCGATCGACGGAAACGCAGACGATTTACCATTCTAAGGTATGGCACTCTACAACTTGAAGAATCCGTATGACCGCCAGAGTTTCAAGGATAAGTGTGATGCACTTGTCTTGAAGCAGGAGTATGTGGAACTGAAAACGAAGCATACCAAAAGGACGTTGGCGCAGAACAGTTACCTGCACCTCATTCTCGGCTACTTTGCCAGTGAGTTCGGCTATACTCTGGATGAGGTCAAGATTGACTTTTACAAGAGAAAGTGTAATGCGGACATCTACGTTGTTGAGAGAGTGAATAAGAGAGGCCGCACGGTGAAAACCCTTCGCAGTTCATCGGACCTTGACAAACTGGAAATGACACGAAGTATCGAGCGTTTCCGAAACTGGTCCTCTGCTGAGTGCGGCCTTTATATTCCATCTGCCAATGAGGGAGAAGCGTTATTCTATGCTCAACAGCAAGTAGAGCAGTATCAGAATTATATGTAAAACAAGAATTATTATGAACGAAGTAACTATTGAACTGCACAAGTACAATGCAGTAAGAGACAGAGCCAAAGAGGCCGACCGTCTCGAAACAGAGATTGAGGAATTGAAGAAGAAGCATTATGCTGAGATTCACCAACTCAAAGAGGAAGGAAAGATCGCTGTCATGGTTCAAACGCCATTTGGAAGAGTGTTTGGAGGAAAGCCACAAATCTTGGAGATTGTCGGTCTTGACAAGGTTCGTTCCGAGATAGAGCAGCATATCATTGATGATGAGGTTGAAAAGGCTAGCTCCAAACTCACCAAGGAACTGGCTGAAGCCAGGACCAATGTGTCAAAGCTCAAGGCCAATGTGTCAGACCTCGAAGCTAAGATAGAGTATCTTCAGAACCGCAGTCTGTGGAAGAGAATAGTAAATGTTTTTAAACCATCAAAGTAATAAAGTTATGTTAGCAAATCTGTTAGATTATCGCCCCGAAAAGATTGAGTTTGTCTTGACCGAGGCACAGCGTGAAATGTACAAAGACGTTCTGACCATCTGTAACGGTGCAAAGAATGCCGATGAGGCCATCAAGGTTTTCAACGAGAAGTTCAACTGCCTGTTCCCGGAAGGCGAACTGGCCACCAGAAAGTACGATGCCCATGAAATCGGTGAGATTCGTGAAGAGTACTGTCTGAAGCAGGAGAACGAGGCTCCCATGCGCAAGGATGAGTTAGAGACTACTCTGGAGCGCATTAAGGCCATGAAGAAGAAGGCCGAGGATGCCTACAACTCCGTCCTGTTGGAGATTGCCGATCTTGCTGCAAGGGTGAAGAAAGGCACTACCGACTTTTCCCTTCCTGCAACCCAGACCGTCCGTATCGCTCTGAACGGAAACTTCTGCTTCTTCTCATGGGTGGACGGCCAGATGCAGTTGGTCAAGGTAGAGGAAATCCCAGAATGGGACAGAAACTCTCTCTGGAGCCAAGAGGATTGGAACCGCAAGGCCATGAAGGAGGTGTTCGGTATCGAGTTCCCAGAAATCAAGAAGCCTGCCAGTGCAGACGATGTCGATGAGAAGAATGATGACCTTCCGTTCCCTTCAGAGGAAGAGGTGGCAGATGAACAGCAGGCCGCAGAGAAGGATGGCAAAGGTAAGAATGGCAAAGGTAAGAAGAGTAAGTAATCAAGTTCGGTGAGGTGTGGTTTTTCCATGCCTCACCTTTCCCACATCAAGAGCAATGAAATATCAGTTAAGAGAATACCAAAGGGATGCAAGTATAGCGGCTGTCAAGTGCTTCAAGTCCAAGGGCAAAAGGAATGGCTTGCTCGTTCTGCCTACAGGAGCAGGAAAGAGCCTCGTTATAGCAGACATCGCATCGAAACTGGATGGTCCCCTGTTGGTGTTCCAACCGTCAAAGGAGATTCTTGAACAGAACTTTGCCAAGTTGCAGAGTTACGGCTGTTGGGATGCCGGCATCTATTCAGCGTCAGTAGGCCATAAGGACATCAACCGTATCACTTTCGCTACCATCGGAAGCGTCATGAATCACATGGAGGACTTCGCTCACTTCAAGAATGTTATGATAGATGAGTGCCATGGAGTGAACAGCAAGGCAGGCCAGTACAAAGAGTTCCTGGAAGCAGAGGACAGGAAGGTTGTCGGACTGACAGCAACGCCATATCGCCTCTGCAGTTATATGAGCGGAAGCATGTTGAAGTTCATCACCAGAACGAAGCCACGTATTTTCGATGACGTTTTGTACTACTGCCAGATTTCAGACCTGTTGGCCAAGGGCTACCTCGCCAACCTGCATTACTATGACCTAACGACATTGAACCTCGACAGGGTGCGTTCCAACTCCACAGGAGCAGACTTCGATGACAAGTCATTGAAGGAGGAATACATCAGAAGCGGTTTCTATGACAAGCTGACCACTACCACCATCCGAGTATTGAGACCGAAAAGCGGAATACCCAGAAAGGGAGTGCTAACCTTCACCAGATTCATAGAAGAGGCCGATAGTCTTGTTGGAAAACTGAGGGCTGTAGGTATCAATGCCGATATTGTCACAGGAGAGACACCGAAGAAGGAGCGTGAATCTATCTTGGAACAGTTCAAGGCAGGAAGAATCAAGGTAGTTGCAAACGTTGGCACCCTCACTACAGGTTTCGACTATCCAGAACTTGATACGGTCATCCTTGGCCGTCCTACAAAATCGCTCGCTCTTTACTATCAGATGGTAGGCAGAGCCATCCGACCCTGCAAAGGTAAGGACGGATGGATAATAGACCTCGGAGGCTCATACAGGCGATTCGGCAATGTTGCCGACTTGAAGATAGATCTTGAAGCACCATGCTCTTCAAGGTGGTGCGTGACCTCTCACGGAAAACAACTAACGAACGTATTATTCAGATGAAGAAGAAGATATATATCAGCGGCCCTATCAGTGGCTATGACATCGAAGAGCGTAGGGAAGCCTTCGCTACAGCAAAGAAGTTCCTGGAAATAGAAGGATATGAGGTTTGTAACCCATTGGAGAATGGCCTGCCATCAGATGCAGATACCCATCAACACATGAGAGCGGACTTGAAGATGCTCGTACAGTGTGATGAGATTTTACTTCTGAACAAGTGGAACCACAGTGCAGGATGCTTTGTAGAGTTTATGGTGGCTGTTGCCATTGGATGCAAGTTGCGTTTCTGCGACATGTTCACCTCCATCCCAGAAAGAAAGATATTCGCAGACGGTTGCCTGCAGTCATTTACTGCGTTTTTCAAATAACTATGCCATACTATATCAAGCGTTGGCCAAAGAAGGCCAAATCCGAAAGCAAAGAGGCTAAAACGAAGTCAAAAGTCAGCAAGCCTCGCAAGCCAAATCTGGTGAAGAAATTGGATCGTATCTTTGCCCTGTATATCAGACTGCGTGACGTAATGCCTAACGGCTACGTCAGGTGTATCTCCTGTGGAAACATCAAGGCGTTTGAAGATGTTGACTGCGGTCACTACCATTCCAGAACACACATGGGAACCAGATTCGATGAGCAGAACTGTAATGCTGAGTGCCAGTATTGCAACCGATTCTGTGCTGACCATCTGGATAAGTATGCCATCAATCTGGTCAAGAAGATTGGCCAACAGAGATTTGACATGCTGAGAGTGAAGGCCAAGACCCCTAAACACTTCATGGACTTCGAACTGGAGCAGATGATTGAGCACTACACCAGAGAGGTTAAGAAATTGAGTACGCTGAAAGGTATCAAGGTGAATCTGTAAACTTCGTTAAAAATGACGTTAAAAGTATTTGTTATTCAAATATTATTCGTTACCTTTGCAAGCGTAACACCATCCGCTGAGTGGCATCAGTCGGGAAGATATAACAAGGCTCTGTCGAGTAGTATTCCTATGCCACCTCCATCATTGGAGAGGAACACGAAAGACGGGGCTTTTGATTTATACCAGAATATGAAGTAATATGTCTGAGAGTTGGATAAAGATATACCGAAGATTCCTCGATTGGGAGTGGTACGGCAAATCTGAAATGGTTCATCTGTTTCTACATTTGCTTCTGAAAGCCAATGTAGAGGACAAACGATGGCAGGGTATTGTCATCAAGCGTGGCCAACTCATTACAGGGCGTGGCAGTCTTATCGTAGAGACTGGTATATCGGAGAGAACTATCCGCACCTGCCTCCAGAAACTACAGGAAACAGGTGAAATAACAGTAGAAGCGTCCAACCGTTTTAGCCTCATAACTATCTGCAATTATGATAGTTACCAAGAACGAGAAACCGAAAGCGTCCAGCAAACGTCCAACCAACGTCCGACTACCGACCAACCAACGTCCACAACTAAAGAAGGTATAGATTCTTCTGGCGAAGAATCAAACAAAACAAATATAACACGCACGAAGAAAACCAAGGCAGATGTGGCAGCTGACACCAAGAGGCGTATGTCAGACTTCTACAACTCCCTCATCCCATACGTCCAGATGTACGGAAAGCAGATGGTTCGTGAGTTCTACAACTACTGGAGTGAGACAAACAAATCTGGTAGCAGGATGCGTTGGGAAATGGAAAAGACGTGGGTTCTTGAAAAGAGGCTACAGTATTGGAGCAGAAACGAAAAATCATATAGCACTAAGAGCAATGGAATCAGTAACGGAAATAATACAACAGAACAGCGAACAGCTGATACGGCCAGAACAATCTCTGCTTTCCTCTCTGATGATTGAACTGTCTCAGTTAAGAAACGGAGTGATGCAGAAATATGGTAGCAAGGGCGTGGAAGTCCTTGACACCTATCATGCAGATTACCTGTTCAAGAAGCAGTTGGATGATGAGGCCTGTATGTTCGGAGAGTACCCCACCCTCATACAGTTAAAGACGAACTTTGACGACAAGTTTCCTGTTGCGTGGCTCATGGCTCATCTGCACGATCTGTCAGAATACTGCGGATGCAGGGATAAGTTGTCCGGCCATGCACTACAGCAATGCGCCAGTGTGATAAGTACTGAGTTTGGCTTTCTGAAGGTCACAGAGATAATGCTTTTCCTGCACCGCTTCAAGTCTGGACGGTATGGCAGGTTCTATGGCTCTGTTGACCCTATCGTTATCACTACATCGTTGAGGACGTTTCTAAGGGAACGTGCCAACGAATATGAAGAGCACGATAGAAAGTTAAAGGAAAAGGCTGATGCTGAATATGCGAAAACTGCCATCACTTATGAAGAGTATTGCAGACAGAGTGGACTTCCAGTAAAATCAAGTCCTCTAAGCGGCTCAAATGTTGCCACCCCTGCAACTACCAAGCCCAAGGGCTACAAACGTTACCAAGAGGACCACATGAAGTCTATGGCGTATTCCCTCATCAATAACACCCAACGCTATAAGCCAGATGATTTGAAAATGCTCAAAGACCTGTTCAAGGATAAGATGGGCTGCACACCAGAAGAGTACGTAAAGCAAGAAAAGAAATGAGACCAGTAAAGACACCTATCACATACTATGGTGGTAAACAGCAGATGATTAAAATGATTCTACCTATGATACCACCTCACAGGATTTATTGTGAGCCATTCTTTGGTGGCGGTGCAGTTTTCTTTGCCAAAGGTCCATCGTATTTGGAGGCTATCAATGATATAAATGACAACCTCATCACGTTCTACAAGCAGGTTCAGACAAACTTTGATGCTTTGAAAGAACGTATCAAGAATACCCTTCACAGCGAAACAGAATGGAAGAAGGCAAGGAAGATATGGCTTGGAGCAGACTGCCAAGATATTGACAAGGCATGGGCTGTATGGATGCTTACGAACTTTTCTTTCTCTGGTTCTCCAGATGGTGGATGGAAATGGTGCAATGGTCCTGGAGGCTCTCACACCGGCAGAGTTATGAGGAATAAGAGAGACTATTTCTCCGATGCTCTGTACGATAGGTTGAAAGATGTTCAGATAAGTTGTCGTGATGCTCTGCTATGTATAGAGCAAAGAGATACGCCAGAGACGTTTTTCTATCTTGACCCTCCGTACCCTGGAAGTGAACAAAAGCACTATCATGGATTCTCAGAAAAGAATCTGGAGGAACTACTCATTAAGTTAGAAAGTATTAAGGGAAAGTTTATCCTCTCGCAATTTATGACTGTCACACTTGAAAAGTTTATTGCCAAAAACCACTGGAACTACAAGTCAGTTGATATGAACATGAATGTAGCGAACTTTAAAAGTAGTGGGGGGGGTAAAAGAAGAAAGATAGAAGTGTTAGTGTATAATTACAAACCAGACAATTTACTGTTTTAGCTATGACAAACAGAGAAAAGATAGAACAGTTATTCGCTCATCTACACAAAGCGAAGGACGAATTAGAGAGAATCAATGTCGGTGTGGCGCATGATGAGATAATTGCCGCCCTCAGTATAACATTCACATTTGAAGAAGATGAATAAAGAAAGATTGACTGAATTAGCCAGAAGCATCCATGAGACAGCCACCACTCACGGATGGCATGAAGAGAAGAAATCGGATGCCCACTGGCTCTGTATGGTGATGACCGAGATTGCCGAAGCTGTTGAGGCCCATCGTAAAGGCAATAGAGCAAAGATGGACTTCTTTATCAAGTTCACTGATGTCAAGAATATAACGGACGGCTATTGGAAGTTGTGCTATGACACCTTCATCAAAGGCAGTCTGGAGGAAGAGTTTGCCGACATCGTTATCAGATTACTCGATTTCGCCAACGAGAAGTTTGGTGATAATATGGAATGGCAAGAATGGCGCGTCAGCGGCATCTCCAGTAAGACCTCCTTCACTGAGAATGCCTTCTCACTGCTAAGATGGATGACTAATGAGGACATCGGCATGAGTGAGATAACCCTGTTCGTTCAGTACATGTATTCCTGGGCCAAGTTTTACGAAATGGATCTTGACTGGCACATTGATGCGAAGATGCGCTACAATGCCATGAGGTCATACCGGCATTGTAACAAGGCGTACTAACAGTCAACATCTGTTAATGTATAAATCAGTATAGTCGCAACATCAAAAGAAGATAAAAATGGAGCATTTTGACAGCAGTTAACATTGGGAAAGTTCAGTTAAGTTAATGGAAAGTTAAATCCGTTCACAAACGAGCCACAGCAGTTCCCAATTTTACCCCCTTTATACTTATCCACTCACTGAAAATTATGGGCACCTTGCGGATTTTTCACAAAACGTCCAAAATGTGCAAAAAGTCAATAGTTAAACTTAGTCAATGTGCATGAAACTTTTGAATCCATCGTTTTGATATTCAGAAATTTAGTTGTAACTTTGCCAGAGCAAACATTTAAAAGATTAGAGCAATGAAATCGTACAAAGTAACAAGAGAGATTCTGAAATCGAATCCGAATGCCACCAGTGCAGCAGATATGTATATCACCACCGAGAAGGGAACGTTGAAGGAGTTCCAGATAAAGGGTGATGCACAGAAATACCTCGCTGATTTACGAAAGAAGGCTTTCCATAATAGGAAGTTCGAGAAGGTGACTTACGGAAAGAATCAGTTCAGAGCCCACACGGCAGAAGGAGTTTATATCTATTCAGTTAAGTAATAAATGAAAGATTGAATATGATAGTTTTAAGTTTATTCGACGGTATGAGTTGCGGGCAAATCGCTTTGCGAGAATTGGGCTTTACGATAGATACCTACTATGCGAGCGAGATAGATAAGTTTGCCATTGCAAACACGATGGAGAACTTTCCCGACACGGTGCAGTTAGGCGACGTGCGAGACATAGACGCAAAGGCATTAGGACATATCGACTTGCTGATAGGCGGTAGCCCGTGCCAAAGTTTTTCCTTTGCCGGAAAGCGGGCGGGCATGAGTACAAAGACCAATGAGAAGATACTAACCTTACCCCGGTACATGGAATTAAAGGCGCAGGGCTTTGAGTTTGAGGGCCAAAGTTACCTGTTTTGGGAGTACGTCAGAATCTTACACGAAGTCAGGCAGACTAACCCCAGCGTCTATTTCATGTTGGAAAACGTGGAAATGGGCAAGCAATGGGAGACCGTTATTGACCAGGCATTGGGCGTTAGAGGCGTACACATTAACAGCGCATTGGTATCAGCCCAGGTAAGAAAGCGTATCTATTGGACTAACATTAAGACGTTTCAAGCCGATATGTTTAGCCTGCCAGACAGCGCAATACCGCAGCCGAGAGACAGGGGAATTGCGCTACGTGACATATTGGAAATCGACGTACCCGAAAGATACTACCTTAAACCCGAAGTAGTAAAGAATCTGTTAGCGCATAACGAGCGTAACAAAGAAGCCGGTAACTGCTTTGGCGCAACGTCACGCTTGGGGGGAGAAAATGAACGCCCTTAGAGTTGGCGGCAGATGTGTTTACGACTTAGTGTTAATTGAGAATGAAAGAGTTTGTAAAGATGGAATGCAAAAGCGATATGGAATTGATTTGTGTTGCCCAAAGAGGCCGAAATTATGGGGGGGGTACTATGCAGCAACTTGAAATTGCGCCCTACCCGAACAAGACAAATTGCCTTACAACGGTAGCCAAAGATAACTTGATATTACAGAGACCACGCAGAGCGAACAAAGGCGTGGTACATATAGACAAGTCGCTTAGTATGGAAGCAACCGAAACGAGAATAAGGAGGCTAACCCCTACAGAGTGCGCCTGCTTACAGACTATCCCGGATTGGTACAAATGGACCGTTTCAGAGACGCAGCAATACAAGATGTTGGGTAACGGTTGGACGGTTGATATTATTAAGCACATACTTTCATTTTTACCCGATGAACTAAAAAAGTAATTATGATTAAGCCAAGATTCATTTACCTGCAGAGCGACTGCGGCCACTACGAGATAAAGGCAAGGCTCGTATCGCAGCAGAATGGTTATTCCAACGACTATGGAGGCACAAAGAAGATTTACACTGGTGCAGTTTGGATCGTTGAGATTATGAAGGACAGACAGAGAGTTTCAGACATCAATGGTTTCCACTATGGGAAGTATGGAGAAAAGGCCCTCTGTCAAGGTGGTGTGAAACTGAACAAGAACACCATCCTCTTTGGAGCCTCACTAACAGGGTTGTTCACCAGAGCCTTGAAGGAGGTAGATACAGAGAAGATACGAAAGCAATGGCATAAGGAATATGTAGAGGCAAGGAAGAAATACGGATGACTATGGAACACAGGATTAACAGCCGCTTTTTCTACACCGAAGAAAAGGACTTGAAAGGAAGAAAGTTCTATGAGTTATGGGACTGCTCCAGACAACACGGCAGAGGCTCTATGAAGTCACCGACTTGCATCAGCACCTCTTATCGATTAGGAACGATAAAAAGGATTGCAGGAGTTAACCGCCCTGCGTAACTAAATTTATAAGAGCAATGAAAGAGTTAAAATTGAACGTACCCGATGAGAAGGTACAGGAGTTAGGAAAAGATTTCGTTTCACTGTTAAAGAAACATGGAATCGAGGCAGAGAACAAGGCCTTCATGAAAGCCATCCTGCCAGTAACGGAACGAATTAAGACGTTCGAGGATGCTTGTAAAGAACTTGGTTCTGGCCACAGCCTTGTTGCAGAGTACAATGCATTTGTTGCAGTCAATACGATGTCACCAGACATCGTAGCGTACATTAAGTTACGTATCATCGCTGCCGCTCTCAATGAAGGATGGGAGCCTCAGTTTACGAATGATGAATACCGTTGGTACCCTTGGTTTACCTTCTGGACTGAGGAAGAGTTGAAGGAGAAATCAGAGAAATGGAAGAAAGACCATGAGCTGTGGCTCTTTGGCGGTTCCTCGCACTTCGGTGCGGATTGCGGTCTCGCTGCTGCGTACTCGTACTCCGCTTGGTCGTACTCGTCCTCGTCCCTCTCGGCTCGCCTTGCTGTCAAGTCAGAGAAACTGGCAGTCTATTTCGGTAAGCAGTTTATTTCCATCTGGGCTGACTATGTAGGTCCGTTTAACCGAAAGGAGGCTGAGAAATGAAAAGGGTGTACAAATACCCACTTGAAGTCAATGACGAAGTGATTGTCATGATGCCGAAGGGTGCAAGGGTTCTTTCCGTTCAAGTACAGAACGGAAGGCCCTGCCTTTGGGCAGCTGTTGATCCAACCGAAATGGATTTAGAGAAACGTCTGTTCCGTATTGCCGGAACAGGACACCCTATACATGACGATGTGGTTGACGGTTTCATTGGGACAATACAGTTGTATGACGGAAAGTTAGTGTTCCATGTATTCGAAGTGAAGTATGAATAAGATGATGTTCAATGAGAAGTACGGTCTGCAAAAGGCCGTACTCTCTCGCACTAAGACCAAGACAAGACGCAACGGCAATAAGGTAGCCAAGAAGTATGCCTATTATTGTGTTGCCAATGAAATGGAAGGGAATGAAGATTACCTTTCCCTTGAAGAGTATGCCATCAGCAAAAGCCCCTTCAAGGTTGGCGAAGTTGTGGCGGTTGCGCAGAGTTACAAAGCAATAGGACTTACTTTTATAAGTCCACCAGATGCACAATGGGGATGCACCTATGGAATGCCTGGGTACAGCAATAAGATGTTTGTACGTGCTGACCTTATGCCTCACCATGTCCGTATAACAGAGGTAAGGTTTGAGCAGTTACAATGTATATCTGACGAAGAGTGCCTGGAGGAAGGTATCTACAGGAGAGACGATGTAATAGATTGCAACATAAATGGTTGTTTGGCTAATAGAACAAGGACATATTAAAGTAAAAAAGTAAGATTATGGAAGTAAAAGAATTGATGATAGGCGATTGGGTGTATAATAAGCATCACAGAAAGAATATAAGGCTAACGCAATATGATTTCTTCACACACACCCACAACAAATTTGGTGAACAAGAACTTATGCCTTGTATGACACCTACTTTTGGGAGAGATCTAGAACCTATTGTTCTCAAACGAATACACCTAACAAAGAACGGGTTTAAGCCAACTGACGAAACAGATAGGGAGTTTGTTTTCTATGATGGCTATAATATTAAGGTACTGTTTGAAGAGGGTTGTGAGATTTATGAACAAGATGGTAAAACTCTGTTTGATAAGATACCACCAAGCATGTTCCTTACTATTAATTTCGCAGAGAAAGATATTTGGATGCCTATAGAGTATGTGCATGAACTCCAACATGCAATGAGGTTGTTTAGAATTGAAAAGGAGATAGAACTATGAGTAAGAAAGAAATTGTATTGCAATGCGATATAGCATGGGCAGAAAAATACCTTGAATTAACAGGGCATAAAATTGGTGATGAAGTAACTTGTAGTTTTAGCACTTACACAGGAAATCGTAACCATGCTTATATGGGTTCTGTAATAGGGAAAGGAACTATTGTTCGCACAGAAAAAGGTATATTCGTCAAGAGTAATGACAAAGTTAAAAAGGCTCACGAAGAACATGTTAGAGGACGTTATTCAACAATATGGGTTTATCGTGAGGAATATGATTATGCAAAGGTTAATTTTATAGATGAACTATGAGTAAGGCAGAAGAAAAAGCATTGGAGAAATATCCAGTTTTAAGTACAGAATTATGTGATATAAATTCCCTACCAAGGAGATGTCCCAAAGTAAAACGATAATAACTATGGATAAGGAAGCAAAGCGCATCTATAACCGCAAGTATTACGAAGGTCACAAAGGGCAAATCAAGGCCGCTCGCAGGCTTTTGTCCTCCACCCCTACATCTGCAAGCATCGAGGCCCATCGTGAAGCCTCACGGAATTACTACAGACGCAAGAAGGAAAGGGAAACTCCAGAGGAACGAGAGGCCAGACTTGCGAAACGAAGAGAGAAGTATAAAAAGGATAAATCGTTACGCAATGTTAAGCCTCCAGAAGAGCTATGTTAATCTTCTGTAATGTACTGAAAATCAATAGATTTTTCGTTTTGACATTCAGAAAATTCGCAGTAACTTTGCAACAGCATTTAAGTTAAACCCATAAAAGAAAAGAGCAATGGAAAAGTCAAAAGAAATTGAGATTCTGCAATCACTGAAAGGAGATACCTACTTTCAAGATTTCTTCGGAGCACACGACATCGACCAGATGTGTGAGAACATCAGAAACGACTTCGGTCTTGAATACTGCTGCCAGTTCTATCAGAAGGCTTCCATCTTCGAGCAACAGGTCCAGGAAGAGAAGAAGAAAGTCGTTGAGGTTAAGCAGAACTTTGTCAGAGGTCTGATACAGGACTTCGATGGCGAAATTCCGAAAGAAATGTATGATAGGCTCGTCGATGCAGTCGGACAGCTGTTCATCATCAACTTCAAGAGAGAAAGAGAATATCCGCTGACTGAAGCCGAGATCGACTGGCTCGTAAAGGAAGCGAACAAGAAGTAAAGGCAACGGGGAGGCTAACCACCTCCCCACCAACATTCAAGAGCAATGGAAGTCAAGAGTTATTTAGTTCCCAATCCTAACTTCATCCCCAAAGGAGAGTATAAGGAAACCGAGTTAGATCGTCAGAGGAAACGAGCCGACATCGTTCTGGAGTCAATAGATGGAGGGTTCTACTCGTTAAGAATCCAGAATCCCGAAGTGGTAGTTTCCGGCAAGAGAGTAAGGCGGTATTCAAATGGAGTTGTCGCTGTCAATAAAACCCTCTGGGATAAACTGACAAAGCAGTACACATACGCTACCAATTTTTAACACCAAGAGCAATGAAACAAAGTCAAAAAGAACGATTCAAGAAAGCCGTGCAGAGATACGGCAGTTCTACTGGAGTGTGGTTTTCACGGGCCATAAGCATGTGGTTTTATCCAGAGAAAACACATGGCATCGAGTTCGAGCATCCAGAACTGATTTACGCAGCCGAAATGTATCAGCCTTTTGTGGAATCCATCACCTTTGATTTGTTGGAGCCAGAAAAGAGCAAGGTAGATATAACGTCAAACAGATGGGTTGCAGAAGACCCATCCGAGGCTCATCTGTTAGGAGAGTTTGATGATGCAGGCATTGATGAACTACTGGAAATGATAGAAAATCGTGAAATTTAATAGTTAGAGCAATGAACACAAGATTTAAAGATTATCTGCAAACTCTTACGCCAAAGCGTAGAGACATTGCGATGGAAGCCGTAGATGAATATCTGAAAGGTGAAAGCGAAAACATTCAGTTTGTTGATACAGCTACAAAAGTTTACAATCTGTGCCATGATCTTGCTCTTGAAGAGGTAGAGCATGCTGAAGTCATTTTGATGCGCCAAAATTACAAACTTATTAAGCGTGTCAGAATTGCGTCTGGTGGTATTACTGAAACATTTTTCGATATTCGCTTGATTTTGAAGGAAGCATTACTGGCAAATGCCACTATTATTGCAATGGTTCACAATCACCCATCTGGAAGTATTCGCCCCTCAAAGTTTGACGATGAATTAACTTTGAACGCAAAGAAAGCCTGCGACGTAATGCGTATTCATTTGGCTGACCATGTTATTATTGCTGACGGTGCATATTATTCGTATCGTGAGCAAGGTAGAATCTAAGAAACTTTTCATTGGAATGCAACGAAAGCGAATTATGAAAATGCGAAAGCAGAAGCAGAACGAAAATATGGAAGACATTAGACTATTATACATCGACCTGTTCTGTGGCGCAGGCGGCACGTCAACAGGTGTCGAGAAAGCCACCATCCACGGAGAGAAATGCGCCAAGGTGATAGCGTGTGTGAATCACGATCCAAATGCGATAGCCTCACACGCTGCCAACCATCCAGAGGCAGTACACTTTACTGAGGATATAAGGACTTTAGAGTTATCACCCTTATTACTGCACCTCCAGAAGAAAAAAGCCGAATATCCGAACGCCTACGTAGTCCTATGGGCCTCCTTAGAATGCACTAACTTCAGCAAAGCCAAAGGTGGTATGCCAAGAGACGCAGACAGTCGCACTCTGGCTGAACATCTGTTTCGCTACATCGAAGCCATTGACCCAGACTATATCCAGATAGAGAATGTCGAGGAATTTATGTCTTGGGGAGATATGGATGAGCACGGCCATCCTATCAGCAAGGACAAAGGACGGCTGTATATGAAGTGGATTCAGAAGGTGCAAAAGTATGGTTATGATTATGCGTACAGGATTCTCAATTCAGCAGACTATGGAGCCTACACCAGTCGTAAGCGTTTCTTCGGCCAGTTCGCCAAGAAGCACCTCCCTATCGCTTTCCCGGAGGCTACACACTCGAAGGAAGGAGATAGCGGGTTGTTCGGTTCCTATCAGAAATGGAAGCCTGTTAAAGAGGTCCTGGATTTTAACGATGAGGGCGAGAGTATCTTTGGCCGCAAGAAACCACTGGTCGAAAAGACGCTCGAAAGAATCTATGCCGGACTGATAAAGTTCGTTGCAGGAATGAGCCAGAAAGAGTTTTCTGCATTTCTTGTAAGGTACAACACCGTGAGACCACAAGACACAGTTACATCAGTTGAAAGGCCATGCGGAGTAATAACTACTGAGAATAGGTTTGCAGTCACACAGGTACATTTCCTCTCGAAGCAGTATTCTGGCAATCCTGCTGACAAGAACATCAGCGTGGATGGACCTGCAGGAACGCTGACTTGTATAGACCATCACGCACTCGTTGGTACAGAGTTCCTGTCAGCGTACTATGGCAATGGATATGAAACGCCAGTTGATAAGCCTTGCCCCACTATCCCGACAAAAGACCGTTTCCAGAAAGTGAAGCCATGTTTCCTTGATATGCAGTATGGAAACGGTACTCCATCGTCTGTAGATGCTCCTGCACCAACAGCCACCACCAACCCGAAGTATCAGTTAGTGACAGCTGACCACTGGTTGATGGATACGTCCTTCAATAACTTTGGCAGTTCCATCGAAGAGCCATCCAGAGTTATCACAGCCAACAGGAAATGGCACTACCTTATGAATCCTCAGTTTGCGAGTAAGGGAGGTTCTATAGATGACCCATGCTTCACGTTGATAGCACGTATGGATAAGATGCCTCCATACCTTATCAGCACGGAGAAAGGTATCGGAATAGAGGTCTATGAGACAGACAGCCCCATGACGAAGAAAATCAAGGAGTTCATGGCCATGTACAGTATCGTGGATATTAAGATGCGTATGCTGAAAATATCAGAACTGAAACGTATCATGGGCTTCCCTGTAGATTATGTTCTGAAAGGGAGCCTGTCAGAGCAGAAGAAGTTTATCGGCAATGCTGTAGAGGTCGGTATGGCCAGAGTGTTATGCGAAGCCCTCTGCTATCGCCTTGAAGATATTGAAAAGAGAAAGGCAGTATGATAATTGATAAGTTACCAAAGATGGATGCGTCTGTAGCTGAAATGGTCAAAGACTTCACTTGCCCAGAATGCAGAAGGTCCTACGTAAACGAAACATCGCCAACCACGAAGCCGAACATGGTTGGATGGTGTGAAACAGAGTATGGCTACATGATTATTCTGGAATGTCCGTTCTGTTTTGCGAAATTCCGCACTCATGCCAACACTGGTGACAAGTTTGACCTTGGTGACTTCGAGAGTGCTCTGGAGTGTTGGGTAATGGAAAAGTATGTAGCGAACTATAAAGACTACGAGGTATGATTACGTATGTGCCGACAATACATCACAAAAGCCATCCGAAAGTGATGGTGTGTCCTTTTGGTGAGAGAGACCTCCAGAATGATGAGTGTTATTCTGGTAGCGGTCATAACAAATGCCCTTACTTCGTCCGTTACGAATGGTGTAATGAGCATGACGGTTGCGTTTCCTGCACCCATCCACCCAAGCCAAAGTATATCGAATTGGACCTATTTGGGTAGCGAAACTCTCAAAAAGATTTAAAAGTATTTGTTTTTCAAAGAAATTTAACTATCTTTGCAGCAAAGTTACAGAACTATGAAGTATGACTATCTTATAGTAGGAGCCGGTCTATTCGGTTGTACCTTCGCTCGTTTGGCAACGAACGCAGGCAGAAAATGTATGGTAATTGACAGACGGCCACAATTCGGAGGTAATACGTATTGCGAAGAGATTGAGGGAATCACAGTCCACAAGTACGGTCCTCATATCTTTCATACCTCTAATGAGGACGTTTACAGATTTGTCACCTCTCTGGTCAAGGTTGAGCCGTTCACGAACAGCCCCCTTGCTCGCTTTGGAGGCAAGTTGTACAACCTGCCGTTCAACATGAACACGTTCAATCAGATGTGGTGTGTCACAACACCTGCCGAGGCAATGAACAAGATTAAACGTCAGAGTAGGTTTTCAGGTGACATCGAGAATCTGAGAGACAAGGCTATCTCGCTTGTAGGAAAGGACATCTACAAGAAATTGATTAAGGGTTACACCGAAAAGCAGTGGGGAAAGAAATGCGTTGAACTCCCTGCATCCATCATTACTCGCCTGCCAGTCAGATTCACGTTCGACAACCGTTATTTTAACGACCGCTACGAGTTTATCCCTGTCGGGGGCTACAACGCCCTTACCGAAGCACTTCTGAGAGGCATAGCGGCTGTCCCTTGCGTTGACTTCTTCGATGCCAAGAAAGACGTGTTCGAAATGGCAGAGAAGGTAGTGTTCACAGGAAGGATAGACCAGTTCTACGACTACAGGTTTGGTGAACTCGAATATCGTTCCCTCCTGTTCAAAAGTAAGGTGCTCGACACAGACAACTTCCAAGGAAATGCAGTCATCAATGAAACGAGTAAGAAGGTCAAGTACACCAGAATTATTGAGCACCGCCATTTCCAACCTCCGAAGAGGAATATCAATAAGACGGTTGTTACTTACGAATATCCTGCATCTGTCGAAGAGACAGGTGAGCCGTACTACCCAATTAACGATGAAAGGAATACAGCCATCTATCAGCAATATAAGGCACTGGCCGATAAGGAAGAGAAAGTGTTGTTTGGTGGTAGACTGGCAGAGTACAGATATTATGATATGGACGATGTAATAGAATCAGCGATGAAGTTATGGAAATCAGAATTGAACCGATAGACAGGAAACATGCGAAAGATACCTGGCAGTATAGGAATGACCCAGACATCTGGAAGTTCACGTCCTGCGATACTCCTTTGCCTGCAACTCTGAACACAGAAGAGCAGTGCTATATCTTTCGTGGGCAGGACCCAAAGAACAGAATGTATGCAATCATGGTAGATGGCGTGGCCGTAGGAGCGGTTACATTGAAGCAGATTGGCTTTGGGACAGCCGCCATCGGATATTATATTCTGATGAAAGAATTATGGGGAAACGGCATCTGCAAGGAAGCTGTTCGACAGGTCATGGAGATTGGCTTTGGCGAGTTGGATCTTGATTTGCTGTACCTCTGGGTACACTCTGATAATGTCGCATCGTTCAAGGTCGCTCGCTCCCTTGGATTCTATAGCGTGGCCATGTCTTTTACGAACATGAATGTGCATAGACTTGAAATGACAAAGACTGTATGGAAAAGCAAGAAAAACGAATTGAAGTAGTAGAACTCAAAGTAAGCGAACTGAACTATGAGTTTGAGAACCCACGTAAGCCTCTCACTCCAAAGCGCAAGCAGGCCTTGGAGGAATCACTGGAGAAATTAGGTGATTTCGGTGTCATCGTCATTGATGAGAAGAATAGTATTCTCTCTGGCAACCAGAGAGTGAAGATACTCCTTTCTCTCGACCAGAACAGGAAGGTGCTCTGTAAGCGTCTCATTGGCTATACCGATGGCGAGAAGAAAGCCGTCAACATCAAAGCCAACACCCATGCAGGTGAATGGGATATGAAGAAACTTGCCGAATGGACTGGAAGCCTCCATATCGACCTCTCGACAGACTTGACCGCACTGAATACCAAGGAGCCAAAGATTAAGGACATGGAACTGATTCGGTACGAGAAGTATGACTACGTGATGATTGTCTGCCGGAACGAGGTTGACTATAACAACCTCATCCGTGCTCTCGGTATTGAGGATAAGAAAGTGCTCATCGCTCATACCAGAGACAAGGACAGAAAGATTAAGGCACGTGCCATCTGGTATGATGACATGAAAGCCCAGATTGTACCTAAAAAGAAGAAAGGATGAAAGACTTCAATGTTTTGTTTACGTGCTGTGCGAACCACTTCAAGGAGCGTGCTGACAGCCTAAGAGAGAACGAGGATGGCGTTAAGGTCGGTATCTATGCGGCCAACTGCAATCCAGATAATCTGCCTCCAGACGATCTGGTTGACGGAAACTTCATCGTTCCACCCATCACGGCACCAGAGTACCTTGATAAGATACTCGCAATCTGTCTCGGTCACGGAATAGACATCATCATCCCGACTGCTACTGTAGAGTTGCGGATGATGGCAGAGAATAAGGGATTCTTTGAGCGTCACGGCATCAAGGTGTCTGTAGCATCACCAGAGGCTATATCTGTCTTGAATGACAAAATGGCCTTACAGCGTGTCTACGGCTCTCTCATGCCCATCCAATCCACCCCCAAGACAATAGACGATTTAGCGGACTTCTACAGGCTTCTGCCGAAAGATTCTGGAGTTTGCTGCAAACTCTCTGACCATGCAGGAGGGAACGGCTTCGCCATCGTTGATGATGAAAAGGCAACAGACATCACCCTGTTCAACAAGTTCGGGGAGAATATGTATATCAGCAAGGCTACCCTTGCTCAGATTGTATTGAAGAATCCTGGCCGTATCATTGTGCAGGAGTATGTCAAAGGTATTGACTTCTCTGTAAGTGTTCTGGCATGGAAAGGTGCTGTTACACATATTGTCGGCTATGCAGGCTACCAGATGAGTTATGGTGCCATCGTGAATGGAGAGATACGCTACAACAGCAAGGCTTATGAGATAGCAACGAAGCTGACTAAGGAAATCGGTCTTGATGGTAACGCATGTTTCGACTTCCGCATCAAGGATGACGGAACGGTGGTGCTTCTGGAGGTAAACCCCAGAGTTAACGCCTCACTGCCATTCGTTTGGAAGGCAGGAGTGAATATGCTGTACCTCAGATGTAAGAACCTGTATGGTGATTACTCCGACATGTATCAGTACAACAACATCAAGTTTGGTCTCAAAATGAAGAAGTATCATGGAAGCAGGTATTTCCTTTAACATCTACGTCATGTCCTACCAGAGATATGACCGCATCGTTACCCAGAACCTCTTCGAGTACTGTACGTATGTGGTCAGAGAGGAAGAGGCAGAGAAATACAGGGAGGCAGGAGTAAAGAACCTGCTCATCATTCCCAAGGATTGTCCTGTCTGGAACTTCATGGACACTCTCTGGTGGACGATCTGGAACACTCCAGAGGACGTTATCTTCATCGCAGACGATGACATCACTCGTTTCATCTACAGGATGAATAACTGGTTGGCAATAGATACCGCCAACTTCAACAATCCTGTTGAGACGGTGACGGCAGAGATAGAGCGTATCGCTCAGATTCTTGTTGACCTAAATTTGGGTCTGGCGTATGACGGACCACAGAAAACGTTATTCGCCTATGACAGAGAATGGAACTTCAAAGGAATGCCCGGTCACTGTCGGTGGGTGAACAAGAAGGCTCTCAAAGCCAAGTACGACTGCAAGGATATGGCCTCATCTGATATTGATATGGCCATGCAGGAAATGTTACTCAACCGCATCACCTTGCAGCCGAAGTATTTCCTGTCTGACGCAGGCCAGATGGAAACCAACGCAGGCGGTGAGACGAATACCAGAGAAGAGACGTTCCAAGGCCGTCTGGCGATGGAGAACAAATGGGGTAAGTACTACCAGTATGATGTGCGCAAGAATCAAGCCAAAATCAATGTAAAAAGGTAAAAGAATTTTATTGCGTTAAACTTTGATAACTGTTTGGAAATCAGCCAATTATTTGGTAACTTTGCAAATAAAACCAATAAAGCAAAGAATATGATGAACAAAGGTGGTTATACACGACATTCACACAATATGTTTGAGGTGTCAAGCCTCATTCAGAAAGCGTTAAGGCGTAGGGATGCCAATATGGCTTACTATGCCGCAAACGAGTTGATACCAAAGTACAGGAACTATCTCTGGAAGAGACTTCTCACTGTATCGGCAGAGGACTGTTTCGACATGATTACTGGCCGTATCGTTCAACTCCACACACAGGACACCAACAAGCAGGATGACAAGAACATCGCTGTTGCCGTCTCTACACTGTTGAACGCAAGAAAGAACAGGGATGCAGACTACTTCGCCTGCAATCTCTTGAACTCCAGAGACACGAAAGATATATCAATCTATTGTGAGGAACTTGTAGATGACAAGACATGTGCGTCAAAGAACGGACATTGCATGTTTGACCTCGCAATTTGTCTGAGAAACGCTATTGACGCAGGTGATGATGAGTATGCCGGCTATGCCTGCAATGAACTGTTGGTCTATTACAGGAACTTCACTTGGAAAACGCTCATCATGAAAGCACAGGAAATTGGCTTTGAGCCAGTGGTTGCAGAGGTACGTGCTTTAAAGGCCGCAGACGAGATAACAAAGCAGTCATCTATCCTCTACTACGCCAAGGCCCTAACAACGTTGCTAAAAGTCCGCAAATGGCGAAATATCGAAAATTTCCTGCCATCCTTCATCTACAATGACAAGATAGACCTCAGAATGTTCGACAATGTGCAGTACCGTATACCAGATTACGTCTATGACTGTCATACCTATATTGGCAAGGCGAGAGGCCGCACGAAGCAGGAGTTTATCGTTGATGAGCAGGCCGCTCTCACTCCACATATACAGGGAGAGTACGATAACGCCAGTTGGTCACATTTCTTCTGGCTGTGCGAACACGGATTCTATCGGGAGGACTATACTCCGCATCCTGGCAAGGAGCGTATGAAGGAACTTGAAACAGGAACCGTACAACTAAATCTGTTTGGCGAATGAGAAAAGTATCAGATGCAGTAGCCGCCAAGTTGGCGGCAAAGACACAACGAAGGAAGAGTAAACTTCTGAAAGCCCTTGCCGAAAGCAAGGGTATCGTTGCGTATGCCTGCGAGGCTGCAGGTGTAAGCAGAAATACGTATTATGAGTGGTTGAAGAATGATGAGGACTTCAAGCAGAAAGCGGAAGAAATCACCGAAGCAACCCTTGACAGAGTTGAGGCTAAATTGTTGGAGGCTATCAATGATGACAATCTAACTGCCATCATTTTCTATCTGAAAACGAAAGGCAGGAACAGAGGCTATGTAGAGAGGGTAGAGAATGAGCACATGGGTAACGCTTTCGAGAAGCTGATGAAGGAATTGCCAGACGAAGAAGAATGACCTTAGAGGAAAAGGGAAGAAGCAGAATGCAGGCATGGAGAAACGACTGGCCACTGTTTGCCAAAGAAGTGCTCCATGCCCGACTTGACGATGAGCAGATAGCGATACTGCGTGCCGTCCAGACTGAGAGGATGGTTGCTGTCGCTTCTGGAACGGCAAGAGGCAAGGACTATATCGCTGCCGTTGCCGCCATCTGTTTCATGTACCTCACCCCACGTTTCGACAAAGAAGGTAACCTCGTAAAGAACACGAAGATTGCCATGACAGCACCAACAGGCCGACAGGTGAAGGATATTATGATACCAGAGGTGTCACGTCTTTTCAAGAAGGCAGGCATCCTCCCTGGCGTTCTGTTATCTAACGGCATCCGCACCACCTATCAAGAATGGTATTTGACTGGCTTCAAATCGTCAGCAGACAACACCGAGGCTTGGTCTGGATTCCATGCTGTGAACACGATGTTCATAGTCACTGAGGCATCTGGTATTCCAGAGGCCACGTATAATGCCATCGAAGGTAACTTGCAAGGTAATTCTCGCCTGCTATTAGTATTCAACCCAAATGTAACAACAGGCTACGCAGCGAAAGCCATGAAGTCACCACGTTTTAAGAAGTTCCGTCTAAACAGCCTCAACGCAGAGAACGTGGTAAAGAAGAAGAATATCATTCCCGGACAGGTGGACTACGAATGGGTGAAGGATAAGGTGGATAACTGGGCAACCCCCATCCGTCAAGATGAGTTTGATGAAGGCATGGGTGACTTCCGTTGGGAAGGTGCTTTCTACCGTCCTAACGACCTGTTTCGTGTCAAGGTGCTTGGCATGTTTCCGAAAGTGTCTGAGGATATCCTTATCCCTTACGAATGGGTGGAACTGGCCATCAAGCGTTGGCATAAGTTGAAGGAGGAAGGATTTACCACCAAGAAACACGCACGTGTCGGTGTCGATGTCGCAGGCATGGGTAGAGACTGTAGCGTTCTGTTGCCTCGTTACGGATCATGGGTTCCGAAAATCGAGGTTCATCAGTCTGGAGGAAATGCCGACCACATGAAGATAGCAGGAAAGACCGTCATCTATCTGCAAGATGAGAAAGCCAAGGCGTTCGTTGATACCATCGGTGAGGGCGCAGGTGTATATTCCCGACTGCAGGAGTTGGAGTATTATAACTCATATTCCTGCAAGAACTCGGAAGGAGCGAGAGGCCTGCATGACATCACAGAGCAGTACACGTTCGCCAACATGAGGGCGTATCTCTTCTGGTGTGTTAGGGACTGGCTGAATCCGAAGAATGGCTTTGCACCTGCACTGCCTCCAGATGACCTGTTAGTTGAAGAGGCTACAGATATTCACTGGTCATTCCTCAGCAACGGCTCGATAATCATTGAGAAGAAGGAGGAAATCAAGAAGCGTCTGAAACGCTCTCCAGACCGCTTTGATGCTCTGGCCATGACATTTTATCCATATGATTATGACTACGCAAATGATGAAAAGTTGCTAAATAACTTGCTGTAATTACGTAAGATGAAAAAAGTTTTGTAACTTTGCAACCGAAATCGTTTCTTTTGACGATTTCATTGCTCTTAGTGCTTCGGTTCGTGATGAATAGGAGCACTTTTTTTTGTTAATAAGCGTTATTGGCCACAGGAGGCAATCAATCGTTAAGCAACCGTTAAAACTCCGTTAGCATTAACTAATCTTGACAATGGGAAAGTCAAGTTAAGTTAATGAAAAGTTAAATTCGGATTCTAAAGTTCTATAAAAGTTCCAAAAACGGCCACCCTTATACTTATCCATCCGCATGGAATTAAGTCCACCATGAGGATTTTGCCCAAAACGGTTGAAATGTGCAAAGAGTTATCTGTTAATCTTCTGTAATGTATTGATAATTAAAAGTTTAATAGTTTTGATATTCAGAAATAAAGCAGTAACTTTGCCAGAGCAAACAGCATTAAACAACTTAAAAGTAAAGAGCAATGGAAACGTCAAGAATTAGTTTGAATCAGATTGAGGTTGACACAGCAACCTATCGTTGGAACCTCGGTAGAGCACCCAAAGGGAAAGGCCAGTGGTATTTCGCCATCGGTAACAGGAGAGAAGCAATGGATGACATCACGAAAGCGTTTGCCACAGGGTACATGTCTTACTCTGATGCCGTCAAGGTTGCTAAGAGAGAAGCCCAGAAGAAGGGCGTTACTACCATCTACGTCTTACCATAAAGATAAGAGCAATGAAATCAGAATTAGTAGTAGAGAAGTTCGCTGACTTGATAATAGAGCGGATGGAACAGATGAAAGAAAAGAAATGGGAGAAAGGTTGGATTGGTACCACGTTTGGCGAAATGCCGATGAACATCAGAGGAAGGGAGTATAACGGAACGAACTCGTTCCTGCTTTTCCTCCTTGCAAGCATGAAGGACTGGAAGTACCCCCTGTTTGCAACCTTCCACCAGATTAAGGAACTCGGAGGCAGTATCAACAAGGGAGCAGAATCGTTCCCTGTACTCTACTGGAAGATGGTGTACAAGACCAAGGACGGTGAGAAGATTGACAGCCTCGATGGACTTTCCAGAGAAGAGAAGAAGGCCTGTACGTACTATCCAGTATTGAGGTCGTACAACGTGTTCAACATCAGTCAGACCAACTTGGAGGAAGTTGCCCCGAAGGTCATAGAGAAGCTGAAGGCCAAGTTCCATGTAGAAGAGCCTCCGAAGGACACTCTTGGAATGTATGAGAACGCAGACATTGACGATATGCTGACGTACCAGAAGTGGCTTTGCCCCATCAGCTATCAGAATCCGTCAAACGAAGCCTATTACCGTCCGAGTAAGGATGAGATAGTAGTGCCTATGAAAACGCAGTTCTACGATGGCACAAGTGAAGAAAAGAAGTATATCAGTGGAATGCGGTTCTATGATGTCCTTCTGCACGAAATGGCTCACTCAACAGGTCATGACAGCCGTCTGGCCAGAGGCAAGGGCAATCCGTTTGGCTCCAAGGAGTATGCCAAGGAGGAACTGGTTGCAGAACTCACTGCAACCATCATCGGTCAGACACTCGGCTTTGACCCTAAGATTATGGATAACAACGCCTGCTATCTGGATTCGTGGATAAAGACCATGAAGAAAGAGCCAAAGTTTATCGTCTCTGTCCTGGCTGATGTCAACAAGGCAGCTCAGATGATTCTCGAAGTAGTGAATAAGGAACATGAAGTATTAGTAGAAACGGAGGAAGAATCATGAAGTATCAAGTAAAGATAATAGAAACCCTCTCTCGCATTGTCGAGGTGGATGCCCAGAGTAACGATGAGGCTTTGGATAAGGTGAAGGCACAGTATGATAACGAAGAGATTGTTCTTGGCTCAGAAGATTTCGATGGATATGAGATATATGGTCTTGGGGAGGTCAAGGATGGAAACGAGAACCAGTAAGGCTATAGGATTGTTCAAGGATGGCAGGTTGCGGGATGCGCTTGCCATCTTCAAAACCTTCAAGATTGGCTTCACGAAGGATGAGCGCAGGACCATCCAGATAGCCAGTGAGACATTGAACGGATCTGGCCAGTTCTACCAGAGGCTTGGCATTGATACCGCTCTGGAGGTGCAAAAGTCAATAACTGTTATCAAGCAGAAGTACAAGAAAGTCCTATAGTTAATCTTAGTTTATGTGCCGAAAATCTCTGGAAGCATCGTTTTGACATTCAGAAATAATTGGCTAACTTTGCCTGTGCAAACCTATAAAAGTAAAGAGCAATGAAATTAGTCGAAATCAAGTTCAAGAAGTTTGGAAAGGAGTACACCAAGAAAGGTGCTTACATCTATTCCGTCAAGAAGAATGGTCAGCGTTACGCTCATCCTGCATGGTACGAGGCAAGAGGAAACGAGCAGACGCAGGAAGATGTTCTGACCCGCCTCCAGACGTTGAATCCCAATTCACGTTTTGAGATAGCAGAAAGACAGTTTAACCCCTAAAAGATAGAGCAATGAAATTAGTTACGAAAAAAATAGAGAAACGATTGCAGAAATATCCGCTCCACAGCCAAGACGGCAAGAAGAAGGAAGCAATCTGTGTAGTGAAGTTCTTTATGTGTGGTGTCAACTACACGTGGTACGTTCTGGAAGCAGACTTGGAGAATAAGGTACTCTTCGGCATCACCATCAACAGCCACGATGAAGCTAAATACGGCTACACCAGTCTGTCTGAACTTGAAACAGTCAACAATTGGGGGCTTGGAGTGGAGCGAGACCTGCACTTCGAGCCAACGAAGCTGTCAGACATTGACGATGACATCTTGAAGAAGTTCTTGGATAACCTTTATTCGGATGATGCAGCATGAGTAAGATGAAAGATTGTTGCGAGAGTTTCAGGTATTGGAAGAGCATGGGCCTCCATTACTACGAGTGTACTAACAGGTGGAGCCAGAACTATGGCAGAAGCATGAGTAGAGGACAGTCTTGTAACGAGTTTGAAGAGGATTGACTATGGGAAAGAAGTCTGACGCAGGAACCATGATTACCCCTGCATATCTCTACGATAAGGAGGGAAAGGAAATAGGAGTGACGAACTACGACAACAAGGCGATTGCCTATGCGATGGCCAACTATCAGCTGGTAGAATCGGCACAGACATACGATCAGATGTTTGGCAAGGTAACTGTTGAGCGGAAAAGTTTCTCTGCATCAGCACTTGAAAAGGTCAAGGATAAGAGAAAGTACGGTGAGCACCTGCTGTTTTGGGTTGGTGCTCCCTTAGTTATTAACAAGTAATCAGAATAAGTTATGAAACAGGTATATGTATTATCGTACAACGCAGGCGTATTAGGAGTGTTCTGGTCAAATGACAAGGCACTTGCAGAGAAGAGAGACTATATAGATAACGGCTACAAGGGCGTTAAGGTTGAAGAATTTTATGTTTACTAAGATTATGGCGATGAAATACAAGATAGAGAACGGAAAGCACTTGCAGGCTATTCGTAGTCCTTATGATGGACGTGTAACTGGTTGGATAGACATTACCGACAAAAACAATAGGAAATAAGATTATGGCACAGGAAGTAAATATCAGTCAGTCGAACATCAAGATAGAACTGACACCTATGATGAAGCAGTACTACGATTTTAAGGAGAAGCATCCAGAGGCATTGTTACTCTTCAGATGCGGTGACTTCTACGAAACCTACGAGGAAGATGCTGTAGAAAGCGCAAAGATACTCGGCATCACTCTCACCAAGCGGACTTCTGACAAGACGAAGATGGCAGGATTCCCTCATCACGCCCTCGACATCTATCTGCCGAAACTGATAAGAGCCGGCAAGAGGGTTGCCATCGTTGATCAGTTGGAAGACCCCAGACTGACAAAGAAGTTAGTCAATAGAGGCATAACCGATTTAGTAACACCAAATAAAAACCAAGAGCAATGAACACGTATTCAAAGTATTGTCCTAACGTCTTCGTGGCAAAGTGCGAAGAGAGGCATGAGAAAGGCGAAACGATTTTAGTAACAACAAAGTATGGCAAGGAGAATGAGCACATCGTGCATAATCTGGTAATGGAGCGTGGCGGTTTCTTCTACTACTCCATCACCAGAGCGGATGGTTTCAACTGCCAGGAACGTGCGAAACGGAAAGCCGAGAAGTACGAGCAAGCAGCCATCAATGCAGATAGGCGCAGCAAAGAGTTTTTCCGGAAGTCAGAGAAACACGCTGATTTCCTCTCTCTGGGAGAGCCTATCAAAGTAGGGCATCATTCAGAGCGCAGACATCGAAAGATGATTGAAGACGCAAGGAATAACACAGGAAAGATGGTCGCTGAAATGGATAAAGCAGAATCATATCGTGATAAAGCCGAGGCATGGGAGCGACATTCCGAAGACATCAATCTTTCAATGCCAGAGAGTATCGAGTATTACCGTGACCTACTGGAAAAGGCCACAGCCTACCATCAAGCAATGAAAGAGGGCAAGATTGAACGCAGTCATTCCTACTCTCTTACCTATGCAAAGAAAGCAGTCAATGAGGCCCAGAAGAATTATGATATAGCAGTAAAGTTATGGGGCTAAAGAATTAGGATGAATCCGTTGGCGGTACACACCTGTTTCAAGGTACAGGGCATCCACAAGCGACACAGTGTGGCAGAGCGAAACTGCAAAGCAGGAGGGCGAAAACCTCGAATATCCAAAGCGCACTCTTATTACCTAACAGAAAACGCAGAAAATAAGAAGGATTCCGAAGTTCACAGCCGATTTTTACCCATTCACCCTTATAACCACCCACCCCAGAAAAACAAACGTCTCACAACGAAATTAAACGGCTTTTTCAAAAAAAAGTGCGAAATGTATTTGTTATTCAAATGATTTTAACTATCTTTGCGGCTGTAATTACAAAAACCTTTGAAAGATGGGCGATATATCGAAAGTTGTAGATTTCAAGAGCGGTGACTGGAACGCCATTGTTGAAGCCTTGAAGCGGAAGTCTGTTAAAGTTGCAGACTGGGATGAATCAATTAAGAACTATGAGCCTACCCTGCACAAAATTGTAAAGGACACTGAAGTGCTGAAGGACAAGATTCGTTCTGACGGTACTGTTGAGAAGTCTGCCAGAATCTATGTCGGTCTGGAGAAGTTGTTATGTAAGCGTGTCTCTGAGTTTACCTTTGCCATTCCAGTAAAGCGTATCTACTCGAACACCAACAACGAGGATGGCACACCTAATGACGTTAGGCAGGCCATCGCAAAGGCTATAGAA